TTCACTCCTAATGTTGCAGGAAAATATTTTGTATATCTACAAATTAGAGGAGATTCAGGAAATAGTACCAAACTAGATTTTCAAATTACTACTATTTATAAAAATGGAACTAATTTAAGATCATCTATTACTGATTTTAGAAATAATTATGGAAGACAAACAACATGTAATGTTAATGCAATTGTAGATATGAATGGAACTACAGATTATTTAGAAGGTTTTTTACAATGTAATACTCAAGCTACAACTCCCAAAGCAGAGTCTGCTACTCAGGGATGTTGTTTTGGTGCATATAGGATAGGAGATTAACGTGGCAATAACAAGAATAGGAAACCCAGCAATCGCAGATCAAAAAGGCGTTAATTTTAGAAATATAATAATTAATGGCGGAATGGATTTAGCACAAAGAGGAACTTCACATACAACAGCTAGTGGATATACTTTAGACAGATTTACTTGGACAGACGATAGCACAAGTGCATTTACAATTACACAATCAAATGATGTACCTAGTGGTCAAGGTTTTGCAACATCTATGAAATTTGACTGCACAACAGCTAATGGCTCTCTTGGCTCATCAGACCAAATTAGACAAGTTCAACAAATAGAAGGTCAAAATTTACAATATTTAAAATATGGAACTTCATCTGCTGAAAGTTTAACTTGTTCTTTTTGGGTTAAATCAAATAAAACTGGAATTTATTGTGTAACACTTACACAACCAGATGATAATTTTTCTGCTAATACTCTTGAATACACAATTAGCTCTGCTGATACTTGGGAAAAAAAGACAGTTACTTTTTCTGGAGATACTGGAGGAGTTATAAATAATGATAATGGAGCTGGTCTTTGGTTAATGTTTGCTTTTGGTGCTGGAAGTGGCAGACACATGACAGCAAATCAATGGAACTCATCTTATGGTCTATCCACATCTAATCAAGTTAATCTTGCAGACAACACATCAAACGAATTATACTTAACTGGAGTTCAATTAGAAGCTGGAGAAGTAGCATCTGATTTTGAGTTCTTGCCTTTTGATGTAAATGAAAATAGATGTTTAAGATATTTTCGAGTAGTTGGTGATACTGTCAGTGGCAGCGTTGCTTTTGGAAACGGTTTTACGGGTGCATATAATACCACTACACAAATAATTGCAGGTAGACAATTGCCTGTAAGAATGAGAGCTGCACCTACAGTAACTTTTAGTGCTATAGGTACATTTGATTTAGAACCTTTTGATGTTTCACCTACCAGTTTAGTTGCACAAAATACTTCTCCAAATGAAGTTGTTTTAAATGCAATTGATCCATCAGCTAGAACAAAAGGTTTTGCGTGTGTAATTACTGTAGATACAGAAGGTGGATATGTAAGAATGGATGCGGAATTATGATTGTTACACTAGTTGAAAAAATTTATGATCACAAGGGTAATTGTAATATGTACAAAGCGATAATGAATGATATTACAAAATTTGTACCACATGATGAAGCAAATACAGATTACCAAGCAATTCAAGAATGGGCCAAGATAGAAGGCAATAACATCATCGACAACGGAGCGTAACAGATGGCTTTTGGAATAACTACATTTGCAGAAGCTCCTTTTGCAGCAACAGGTTCATCGAACGCAACTGCTGCAGTCACAGGTATACAATTATCAGGTAGCGTAGGTGCTTCTACAGTAATTGGTCATGCGAATGTAGATGTTACAGGAATACAACTTTCATCTAATATAGGATCTATATCAGTAGCACTGAATACACCTGTTGATGTAACAGGTTCACAATTAACAATGACCTTAGGAGAAGAAACTCCTTTAGCAAACGCAACTGTATCGGTTACAGGATCTCAATTAGGTCTATCACTCGGTACTTACTCTATAAGTGCTGATGGTAATGTAAGTGTGGTTGTAACCGAACATGACATGGTTACGTCAATTGGTTCAACAACAGTAACAGCAGACGCTAATATTAACGTTACAGGAATTCAAATAACAGCCAGCCTAGGTGAAGAAACCATTGATGTAAACACACCTGTAGATGTAACAGGGTCTCAACTAACTACATCAATCGGCACTTCAGTAGCTGTTCCAGGGGTAGAAGTGCAAATTACAGGTATGCAATTAACAACTTCTGTAAATAGTCCATTAATTACGGCATGGTCTACTGTAGATCCAAATGTAGATAATGAATGGACTGATGTAAATAAAGGAGTTTCAAACACTTGGACTGAAGTAAATAAAGAAGTTTCTAATATTTGGACAGAAGTTGATAAGGCAGCTTAAAAAGGGTATAATACAAAATTATGGCATCAACATATTCATCAGATCTTAAATTAGAACTTATGGCTACCGGTGAGAATGCCGGTACATGGGGTACTAAAACAAACACAAACTTAGAACTTGTTCAGCAAGCAATAGCAGGTGTTCAATCTATAACTTTATCAGATGGCTCTACTACAGCTTTAGTGATGAGTAATGCTTCTATTTCAACTGCTAGAAACATGGTTATTAAATTTGCAACTATTACACTTTCAAGTGCAACTACAGTAACCATACCAGACTCTATAGAAAAATTTTATATATTCGATTGTACAGCTGTTACAGGTGCAACTAACCTTACTATAAAAACCGCAAGTAATAGTGGTTTTACTTGTGATGCTTCAAAAATTTATGCGGCATACTCAGATGGCACAAACTTAAACGAAGTATCATTAGATACTTTAGGAGGGACATTAGGGACAGCACAAATTGCTGATGATGCAGTGACCAATGCGAAAGTAGCTGATGATGCAATTCAATCTGCTCAACTTGCAGATGACGCTGTTTTAACAGCAAACATCTCTAACGCAAATATAACGACAGCTAAATTAGCTGATGATGCTGTTACAGCAGCAAAACTTGAAAGAAAATTTACAATAAGCACATCTTCACCGTCTGGAGGCAATAATGGAGACATTTGGCTCCAGTATTAGTAATGTATGAGTGTAGGTACATTTGTCAAAGTTGGTGGTGTTTGGAGAAGAGTAACTAGACTTTACGGAAAAGTTTCAGGTACGTGGAGAGAAGCAGACGAAGGATATTCAAAAGCGTCTGGGTCATGGAGACTTACTCACGTTTCTGCTCAAGCTACAGGATACTACACTAGAAGTTCTGGTTCCTCAACTCAATCAGTTCCATCAGGATATAATGCTATACATGTTCAATACGCAGTAGGTGGCGGAGGTGGTGGTTTAAGAGGAATAGACTATGATAAAGCAGGTGGAGAATCAGCTGGTGGTGGAGGCGGTTCAGGTGCATATATTTCTGACAAAATATTTTCAGTAAATGGGGGAGAAACAATAACTTGGACAGTAGGTAGTGGAGGCACAAAAAATGGTGCTACATATTCAGGTAACTCAGGAAGTGGAGGAGGAACAACAAAAATAGTTGGTTCTTCAACTGGAACTATTTTTACACTTACTGGTGGAGGTAGATCAACCATTACATCTAATGGTGGTGTCCAAGGGCCTTTAAGACAACAAACAGGAGGAAGTGCTGGAACGGTAAGCCATATCGACAGTGCAATTACTTCAGGAAGTTTTTTAGATAGTAGCTATAATTTAGAAGTTATAAGCTCAAGTAATTCAGAGCTTAAGGGAGGGCCAAGAGGATCTTTTAATAAATCTGGAAGCGGTGCTGGAGGTGGTAACGGTGGTAACTGTAATAACGATAACTGTAGAATTAGTGGTTCTGCAGGAGGTAGCTCTTATGCCGGTAATGTATCAGGTGGTTCTGGTGGAAGTAGTTCAGGAAGTGGTTCTGCAGGAGGTACAGGTTCAAGAGGATCTGGAGGTGGTGGAGGAGCTGCCCAAGTAACAGGTGGTAGCACAAACGGTGGAAATGGTGGCTCAGGACAAATGAGATATAGATTTTTATACGTATTCTAGTATAAAGATTTTATGGACGCTAATTTAACCAAATGGTTCGGTGAACCTATTTATATTTCTAAAGTAAAAAATTTTGAAGAAATAAATAAAAAAATTGTTCCTATTATCGAAAAAGATATTACACCCACTAATTCTCAATATGCTAGAACTACAGATATAAAACCTAAAGAGCTTCAAAGTATTGATGATAATTTACATTTAAATAAAAATTTTGAGTTTTTATATAAGGAAGTTAGAAAGCATATAATAGAGTATCTTACTATACAAAACTATAATTTAGAAGTTTTTGAAATTTACATATTAAAATCTTGGGCAACTTTATCTACAAAAGAACAATATATTCATATGCATAAACATATGGCTTCACACATTAGTTTTGTTTATTACCCAAGAGCTGAGAACCAAGGAGATTTAAAATTCTTTTCTAATATGGGTAATGATACACATATGTACATACCTACTAGAGAAGAATATTTTACAAAATTTGATGACACTAATTTTTCAACTACTATTTATCCTGCTGAAACAGGAAATATAATAATATTTCCAAGTAAACTTTTCCATGAAACCGATATTAATAAAACAAAAATACCAAGAATATCTATATCAGGAGATGTATTAATTACTATGAAATCTGGTCTTAAATCAGAACATTGCTTTCCTTCGCCTGCGACTTGGATGAAGCTATAAAATAATGTAAAATGGCTTATGCCTTTAACAAACGTAAGTATTCGACCAGGAATAAATAAAGCAGATACCCCATCAGGAGCAGAAGGACAGTGGATTGATGGAGATTTTGTAAGATTTAGATATGGCCAACCAGAAAAAATAGGTGGCTATACAGCTATTGGTCAAGAAACTATTTCGGGGCCAACACGTGCTCAACACACTTGGACGGATTTAGAAGGTAACAGATATGCAGCACTCGGCACTTCAAAAGCTTTATATATTTATTATGAAGATAAATTTTATGACATCACACCTTTAGCAACAGCCATCACTAGTGCAACTTTTACATCAACAAACGGATCAAATACTGTCACTGTAAATAAATCTTCTCATGGTTTAGATGTTGGAGAATATGTAACTTTTACTTCTGTGAGTTTACCTGGCGGTGGAGCAACGGGTTACACTGTAGCTAATTTTCAAGATTTTACTTTTGAAATATTAACTGTTCCAAACTCTAATACTTTTACAATTCAAATGAAAACAAATGAGTCGGGAACAGGAATGACTGCAGCAGGATCTGCAAGTATTAACCCTTATGAAGAAATTGGTCCAACTATTCAAACATATGGTTATGGTTGGGGCACAGGAACTTGGAGTGGGAGCGTGGCAGGTGCTCAAACAACTACATTAAATGGTGCACTATTAAACGATACTAATGGTACAGGAGGATCTGGAACAAGTATTACACTAACAAGTGCAACAGGTTTTTCTGGCACAGGTGGTACAATTTTAATTGATCAAGAAATAATCACTTACACGGGAGTAAGTTCAAACGACTTAACGGGTATTACAAGAGGTGCCCAAGGAACATCAACTGCAGCTCATAGTAATGGTGCAACTGTTACTGAGATAACAAACTTCATAGCTTGGGGGAATCAAACAACGATTACACAAGTTATTCTAGATCCTGGTACATGGTCATTAGATAATTTTGGACAACAACTAATAGCAACAGTTAAAGATGGTAAAACATTTACTTGGAATCCTGGTGTTTCAAATCCATTAGAACAAAGAGCAGTAATTATGGCAGGAGCTCCAACAGCATCAAGATTAACAATAACATCTGATAGAGATAGACACGTTGTTCATTTTGGAACTGAAACAACTATTGGAGATAGTACAACACAAGATCCTATGTTTATTAGATTTAGTGATCAAGAAAATTTTAGTGTTTATCAACCAACATCAGTTAACACTGCCGGAACATTTAGACTTGATACAGGTAATAAAATTGTAGCAGCCGTATCTGGTAAAGACTATAACTTAATTTTAACTGATCAAGCAGCGTACACAATGCAGTTTGTAGGACCACCATTTACTTTTTCAATAAGACAAGTAGGTTCAAACTGTGGATGTATTGGTCAACATGCTACAGTTTATGCAGATGGTAAAGTATTTTGGATGGGTTCAGGTGGAGGTTTTTTTGTATTTGATGGTACAGTTAAATTACTTCCATCACTTGTAGAAGATTTTGTATTCACGACCACCGGATCAAACGTGGGAATAAACTACTCCTCAAATGAAATTATATATGGTTCACACAACTCTTTATTTAATGAAATTATTTGGTTTTATCCCGCAGGCACACCTCTAGGGAACCCTGCTGTTCAAAATAACAGAGCTGCTGTTTATAATTATGTAGAAAATACATGGTCGATAATGTCCCTTGCAAGAAGTTCTTATGCGGATGCCAGTACATATGATGTACCATATGCAACTGAATATTCTTCAACGGAAACTCCAACAATTTCTAATTTAAGCGGAGCGACTAATACCTTTGGATCTACTACTTATTATGCACACGAGGTAGGTAATAATCAAATATCTTTAAACGGTATTGAGACTGCAATTCCAGCATACATACAATCAGGTGATTTTGATTTACCTACAGAAGGGGATGGTCAATATATGTTAAGAGTTAGTAGGTTTTTACCTGATTTTAAAAATTTACAAGGTAACGCAATAGTGACTATATTCTTAAAAAATTTCCCTATTAATTCAGGATCCTCTTCACAATTAGGACCTTTTACTATAAACTCTACAACAGAAAAAATAGATACAAGAGCTAGAGGAAGATTGGCAAATTTAAAAATACAAAACACGGCAGTAGATGAGACTTGGCGATTTGGAACTTTTAGAGCTGACGTTAATCCGGATGGAAGAAGATGATATCACCCATAAATAGAGATGGTTTAGTAATCACACAACCAGGTAGATTAGAAGAATTGTATTATAATAATGCACCTGTAAATGAACCTTTAGCTACAAGTGTCATGCCTACAAATGTGCATAGAGGATTAGCTCCATTATATAATGAAATGTATAATCCACCAACTTACGGAGAGTCTTCATCTGATTTACAACCTATGACTTTATCAGAAAAAAAATTTAATTTTCAAAAAAATCTAGAGAGTAAAAAACAAAAAAAAGGAATTGCAAATTTACTTAAAACGGCTGTTGGATTTATGATCCCCGGTTCTAATTTTATTATGGGTGGTGGTTTACAAAGTTTGAATCAAAGAATTAGAGGTTCAGATTTTTCACAAGCTACTTCTTTGGCTGACTATTTAGATATGCAAAGATATGGTGGTGCACAAGGAAGAACAGATGCAGCCGCTAGAAACATGGCTCAAGCTAGAGGGTTGCAAAAACAAATAGACGCAAGAACTTCAAGTCAAAGAACATCAGACGATAGAGGTATGGGACAAATGCCAGCAAGCACCTCTGCACCAAGATCAGTTGGTATTTCAGCCGCTAATCAAGGAAGTATTGATCCAGCAGGAGGACCAGGAAGAGGAAGAAAAGGATAATGGCTAAGATAAACGTATATGTACCAGAACCTCCTAAAGAATATACTGAAGAAGGTTTTAGACAAATAAACCAAGCATTAGCTACTGTTGAAAATCAATTGAATACTTCTTATCAAACAGACTTGAAAAACGAACAAGATACGTTTAATTACTTTATGCAATGACAATTAGATATAAAAGCGAAACATTTGATTTAACAACTACTAACGTTACACCAATTTTAACGTGTCCAAGTGATGCAACTATTATTGTAAAAAGCCTACAAGCTGTACATGATACTTCAAGTAATGTTGATACTCATGCTTTAGTAACAAAATCAGGTGGATCAGCTGTTAAGATATCTTATGAAGAATTAAATAAGGCAACTGCAAATATGATTAAGGGATCTTTGAATTTAGAAGCGAGTGATGTTTTATCAATGCAAGCAGGCGCAGCAAATGAAATTTCAGGAGTTGTTAGTTACGCTTTAATAGATCGCTCACAAGAAAATGGCTAAAAAATTTAAAGATTTTGTTCAAAGAGACAAACCTAGGAAAAGACCTAGGAAACATGTTAAGAGTCCAAATAAAAAAAAGAAGTTGCAACATAATAAAAAATACAATAGACAAGGACGCAGACAAAAATGAGTGATTTAATAAAAATACCTGCAGAAGCAAAAGAAATAGTCAAACATAAAAGGACAGGTAAGGTCTATGCTGATAAAGCTGAGTTTAATGCTGATGTTGCTGATCCCAATACTGATACTACTGTAGATGATTTTAGACAAGACCTCGAAATAAAAGTGACAAAAGTTTCCATGGGTGCTAAAACAAAAGAATAATGCAACCTCGAGGAGCCACCGAGCTACAATTTGAATTACTTGAAAAACATGTTCCAAAAGAATTACTTGACCAAGTTCAAATATGCACTTCTATTCCAGGTAAAGTACCAATAGATCCAAAAAAGATAAATATACTTTGGCAAAAAAATTCTTACGACCAATCAAATTTATATCATTGGTTTGCTGACCCGAAGAATCATAAACAATATGATTGGTATGTTTTTAATAGTCATTGGAATTATGAAAAATTTAGATATTTTTTTCGTATACCAACCGAAAAATGTGTGGTTATTAAAAACGGTATTAATAATTTTCCAAAAAGAAAAATTTATAAAAAAGGTGATCCAATAAAAATACTTCACCACAATACACCCTGGAGAGGTTTAAACGTTTTATTAGCAGCTATGCAATTAGTAAAAAATCCTAACATAACTCTAGATGTTTACAGTTCTGCTCAAGTATATGGTGATGCCTTTTCCAGCAAAAACGAAAAAGATTTTGAACCTTTGTACGATCAAGCAAGACAAATGCCAAATGTAAATTATATTGGATACAAACCAAATGAATATATTTTAGAACATATAACAGATTATGATTTATATGTTTACCCTAGTAATTTTGAAGAAACGTTTTGTGCTTCTGCATTAGAAGCTTTGGCTGCTGGTGTTCATGTAATAACTAATAACTTTGGTGCATTGTATGAAACTTGTGCTGAATGGCCGGTATATGTAAATTATGATTCAGACAACGAAAGAATGGCTAAAGATACTTCTGCTGCTATTGAAGTTGCTGCAACCTATCTACATCAGGATTTCATGCAAGATCATCTAGAAGAACAACAAAAGTTTTATAAACGATTTTATAATTGGACAAAAAAAGGATTGGAATGGGAAAGCTTTTTACGTGGAGCTCTAAGTGCAAGGAAATAAAACCTATATAAACGAAGACACTTACCAAACTTTAAAAGATGTTAAAGTAACACCATCAAATAACGAAGAAGTTGAGCTTACCGAATACGAAAAACGTATAAAGCCAATATGGATAAAGGACACCGGACAACGGAAAAATAAAA